AAAACGATCAGGGCACAAGCACCGGTTGTTGATATTGGCTCCATAAGCGAGCTTAGAGGTAACGCTCAGGTAGTTAGGGATCAGCCTTACGGGGCGGAGTTAGCTTTTCCTATACAACAGTTAGATAACGTCAAAACTCAATCTGGAGCTGTTGCCATAACCTTTGAGGATGAAACAGTTGTCCGGGTGATGGACCACAGCAAATTAGTTATCAATAGCTACATCTACGATCCAAACCCAGCCAAGAGCGAAATGGCTTTACGTTTCGCATCTGGCACAGCTCGTTTCGTTACAGGCAAATTCAACAACAAAAAGAAAATACGCATACAGACGCCATCTGCGGACGTTTATGTGCGTGGAACAGACTTTACAATTACTACCACTCCGGAAACGGGATCTTCGTTGGTTATTCTATTGCCTGGTGCTGATGGCAAAGTAGGCGAGATAGTGGTAGAGACGGCCATGGGCCAAGTCATACTAAATCAAGCATATCAAGCAACCACAGCCATGACTTACAACCAAGCTCCATCTAAACCTGTCACATTGGACATATCACTAGAATTTATAGACAACATGCTTATTGTGAATCCTCCGCAAGAACGGGAGGATATTGTAGAAGAAACCCAACAACAGGGCACAGCCGATTATTTAGAATTTTCAGATCTCGATATAGATTTCTTAGCTGAGGACTTCTTGGATAACGAGGCTGATTTAGAGTTTACCGAGCTGGACATAAATTACCTGGATGTAAACTTCTTAGAAGATTTACTGAATGTTATAGATGCGCTTGCTGTAGATGAAGAGGAAGATCAACTTAATCAAATAGCAACCGGGATAACTATAGCCGGGACAAACATAGGGCAAGATAAAGATACACAGATCACAACCATAATTACAGGCCAACAGGTCAGTATTCGTAGATCTGTAGGAGACACCTATCGCCTAGACTTAGATGGATCTAGCGCATACACTCTTATATTGTTTCAAAATGGGGTAGAACACGTTATCAAAGTAAATGGCGGATCCTCCAATGTTATAACTATTAGGCAAGGAAATTGAATAAAAAATACATATTCCCAGCTTTACTCATTGGTTTAGCTTTACCTTTATTGATGCAGCTCACACCTTTAGAGATCCTAAAGCTCAAGACGTTTGATGCTTTTGTAAAAGAACAAGAGCCTACAGGTAATTTTGTTATCCTGGACATAACCGAAGCTGATATAGAAAAAGAAGGTGGTTGGCCATTACCCAGGAGAAGATTGGCGGAGATCCAGGTAGATCTACTCAATGCCGGCAGTTATTCACAAGCCTGGGCCCTCACCTTCCCGCAACCGGATCGATTAGGAGGAGACGAAGCATTTGCAGAAGCCTTGAGTTATGGGCCTTCTGTCCTAGCTATGTTTGAATCTGATACAGGTAACTACCCTCCTACAGTCGGTACAGTGATTCTAGGAGAAGATACAGGAGGAGGATATGAGGCCAGGGGTGTTGTAGAAAACATCGATATACTCAAAGCAAATGCCTCTCAGGGGGTAGCATCCGCTCCTACAGATGTTGATGGCCTGGTACGACAATATCCTTTGTTGTTGCGTACAGAAACCGGTTTTGCGCCGAGCTTTCCTATAGAGATCCTAAAACAACTTACAGGAGAAGACACTTATATTATAAATATGAGTGATGGTGAGATACGAGTTCCATCACTGCCACCTATATCTGTAGATTCAGCACACAGAAAATGGATCTCTTATGTGAATACACCAGTCATTACCTTAGATGACCTATCCGGGGCCAAAGACAAAATAACCATAATAGGAACCTCTGGTGGCGGCATTATGCCTCAAGTGCCTACTAGCAAAGGTTTGATGTACCCACACTTTCTGCAAGCAGCTGTAGCAGAGTCAATATTGATCCAGGACTCGCCCAGGATCCCTGAGTGGCATCTGGGAGCTGAGTTGGCAATATTCATGCTTTTAGCGCTTTTCTCGTGGTTTCTAACGCAAAAATTAAGCATGACTGTAGGATTGATATACTTCGGCATATCGGCCGGCTCTGTGGCCACGTTTGGCTACTACACCATACAAGATGGTTTATTGTTGGATGTTACCTGGTCATTGATTAGCCAATTTATTATAGGAAGCACGTCGTATTATTTGAAATACCGAGAAGAATACATATTAAGGCAGCAGATCAAAAAGCAATTTGAACATTACTTAGATCCACGCCAAGTAAAAGAGCTCCAGGACAATCCGGATTTACTAAAGCTAGGAGGATCTAGGCGGTATATTACAGTGCTTTTCACTGACGTCCGAGGTTTTACATCCATGTCAGAATCTATGTCCGCAGAAGATGTAACCTATATTATGAATCGAGCTTTGACGGCCCAAGTAGAAGCTGTCAAAAAATTTGGGGGCATGGTGGATAAATTTATCGGTGATGCCTTGATGGCAGTGTTTTCAGCTCCTTTAGAACTAAAAAGACACGAGAACGCTGCAATAGATTGTGCAATACAAATGAGAAAGAACATGGATAAACTGAACCTGGAGCTGGTTGATTTAGATTTACCTCCGGTTTCAATAGGTATAGGAATAAACTCCGGAGAGGCAATCGTTGGAAATATGGGATCCGACACACGTTTTGATTATACTTGTATTGGCAGTCCTGTTAATGAAGCTGCAAGGCTAGAATCCAGCTGTAAAGAAGTTGGCGTAAACCTGATTATTGGCAGATCCACAGCTTTGAAGTCAGATCATATATGCAAAGAGCTACCATCAATCAAAGTAAAAGGTGTAGCAAGAGAGTTGCAGATCTACACGTTATTGGAAGATTAATACAAAAGATGCAAATTATTACAAAAATGTATTAAAATCACTAAAAAGGAAATTTATGAGTAAGATTTTATTAGGTGTAATTGGAGTTTTAGTTTTTATTTGTTCAGTCTTGTACTGGCAAAACTCAAGATTATCTGCATTGAATGATGCTTTTGAACTCCGGGACGCAGAACAAAAGGCTGCTATAGAGAGTTTACAAAACGACTTTGCATTACAAACATCATCATTACTAAACTTACAATCTAAAAACCAAGAGATTGAAGCTGAAATGAACAGATACCTGGACATATTCAAGCGTCACAATTTAACTAAATTAGCTAAAGCAAAACCTGGTTTGATCGAAACCAGGGCAAACAAAGGAACTAAAGATGTATTTGATAGCATTGAAAAAGATACTGCTGGGATTGACAGTCTTGACGATGGCTTGCAGTTGCAGCCTGATACCAAGTAAAAAGGTAGAAATAGTAACAAAACCGATAGAGCGCAATATCGTACAGCCGATATTGCCCAGGGCCGTAGATCTTAAAGATCCATATTGGTATGTGGTGTCAGAAAAAAACTTAGAAGAGTTTTTACAAAGAGTTGAAAAGGAAGAGGGATCTGTAGTATTTTTTGCGATGTCAGTACCAGATTACGAATTGATGGCTTACAACATGCAAGAGCTTAAAAGATACATCAAAGAACTAAAAGAAGTGGTTGTCTATTACAGAACTGTAACCACAAACCAAGGAGAAGAAAATGAGTAAACAGCCATACGCTTTCGTTTATAAGTGTAAATTAAAATCTGTAACAGATGGAGACACTATAAGACTAAAGACTATAGACCTTGGTTTCTCGGTGCAATTACACAACAAAGCCGTACGCATAAATTCCATTGATACCCCGGAATCTAGGATCAATATTAAGAGATACCCGGAGCGAGCAAAGGAAAAAGAACTTGGTTTACTGGCAAAACAAAAACTTAAAGAATGGCTAGTTGGCGATATTACAATTAAGTCTTATGGAACAGATAAATATGGGAGAGTATTAGCGGATGTCTTTTGTGAAAAAGGCAATGTCGCTGATTTGCTCAAAAAAGAAAATCTTGCTGTCGATTATCACGGCGGCACAAAAACAAAAAAATGGGGAGAGTAATATGGAAATATCACAAGAAGGCATTGCGCTTATTAAGCGTTTTGAGGGATGCAAGCTGGAAAGCTACCTATGTAGTGCGGGAGTACCCACAATCGGTTATGGATCTACTCGCGGCGTCGAAATGGGCATGGAGATCTCACAAGAAAGAGCAGAGGCATTGCTATTAGAGGACGTGGCAGATTTTGAAGAAGAGGTAAACAAATGTGTTGAGGTGCCCCTTTCGCAAAATCAATTCGACGCTTTAGTAGCCTGGACCTTCAATCTTGGAGGATCTAATCTTCGTAGCTCAACCATGCTTCAAGTTTTAAATAACGGAGAATACGATAAAGTACCCAGTGAAATGAAAAGATGGAACAAGGCTGGAGGCAAGACGCTACAAGGATTGATAAGGCGTAGAGAAGCCGAAAGTTTACTTTTCAAAGATGAACCATGGCACGAAGTTTAACGATATGTAATACTACCCACAGGCGCGTTGTGCGCTTAGAGTTGGGTGGTTTTACGTCACTACCTGACCACCTAACTCGACTATGAGCGAAGTTTCCTATAAGGACTTTGATATTCTGTCTGAGACTGATAAGGCGGAAGCTGTAGCGTTATTAAATAGATATGAACAATTAGAAAAGCAAGACTCTTGCCAAAACGATTTCATATCTTTTGTAAATCACATGTGGCCCGATTTTATCGAGGGCAGACATCACAAGATAATAGCGGAAAAATTTAATCGTATAGCAGAAGGCAAACTAAAAAGATTAATTGTATGTTTACCGCCTAGACACTCTAAATCAGAGTTTGCATCAACCTTTTTCCCAGCCTGGATGATGGGTAGAAGGGGCAACCTTAAAATAATACAAACAACACACACAGCTGAACTCGCAGTGCGTTTCGGTAGAAGGGTAAGAAACATAATAGATAGTGACGAATATCAACACATCTTCCCGGATCTACAGCTCCAGGCAGATAATAAAAGTGCCGGTCGATGGACCACAAACAAAGAGGGTGAATCATTCTACGCTGGTGTTGGTGGTGCAATAACAGGTCGTGGTGCGGATCTGCTAATCATTGACGATCCTCACTCCGAACAAGATGCAATGTCACCAAAAGCCATGGAATCTGCTTACGAATGGTACACGTCTGGTCCTAGACAGCGTTTACAGCCTGGCGGAATAATCGTGATAGTAATGACAAGATGGAGCACTAAAGATCTGGTTGGTAATGTACTAAGAAAACAATCAGACGAGTTTGCGGATCAATGGGAAGTAGTAGAGTTTCCGGCAATCATGCCAGAATCAGAACAACCTTTATGGCCAGAGTTTTGGAAAAAAGAAGAACTACTGAGCGTCAAAGCATCTTTGCCTATATCTAAGTGGAACGCACAATGGATGCAAAACCCTACAGCGGAGGAAGGATCTATAGTTAAACGAGAATGGTGGAACCGCTGGGAGGATGAAGACATACCGCCTTATTCTTACGTCATACAAAGTTATGATACGGCGTTTTCTAAAAAAGAAACCGCAGACTATTCAGCTATAACAACCTGGGCAATATTCAACCGGGGCGATGAAAATGCGGACGAAATAATACTATTGGACGCAAAAAGAGTACGTTGTGACTTTCCAGAACTAAAAAAAATGGCCATGGAAGAGTACCGATATTGGGAACCTGACTGTGTATTGATAGAGGCAAAAGCATCTGGAACACCGCTTACACATGAGCTGCGTAGAATGGGAATACCAGTTACAGCATACTCTCCAAGCAGAGGACAAGATAAAATTGCCAGGATGAACAGTGTGGCCCCTATATTTGAATCTGGCATGGTTTGGGCACCAGAACACGACTTTGCGGATGAAGTCATAGAAGAAATGGCATCGTTCCCTTTTGGTGATTATGACGACTTTTGCGATAGTGCTACAATGGCTTTGATGCGTTTTAGACAAGGTGGTTTTATCTCATTGAGAGAAGACTACGAGGACGAGGTGAAATTATTAAAGGCGAATCGGACAATTTACTATTGAAGATA